ATTACACTCTCTATCATTGAATGATAAAAAAGTTTTTGTACATCTTTATTGGTTATGTCATTTTGTAACCCATACATATTCAATGTATTAAGGTATTTTTTACAGCAATGTTTATCGATAAAAGATAAAAAATCGATAATATGTACACCACACCTCTTATATACCTGAATCATTTATCTATTATATGACCCTTCGGCGCTTTTCCAATACGACAATTTATAATTCCATTGTAATATTTTTCTGATACAAGAACATCAGCCTCAAACTGAGCTTTAGTTTCATAATATGATAACTCCCACTTGCTAGTACAAAAACGTACTATTTGAAATTTAAAATTATCTTTACTATGCTTACTAATATCAGCATTTAAATCATTTGAAGAGCCTGTATATGTACGCCAATCTGTTTCCACCTCTTTATGACGCTTATTTTTCTTACCTTTAAGAGGTGGCATCTTCTTTACCGTTACCATTTGCTTTTTACCTATATAAAATTTACCATTTGTTGTATTAGTAATTTTATAAATGAAGCCATATGTTGGTTCAGGGAAATCTTCTTTTGTTTCTATAACTTTATTTTCGTATAACCACATTTTATTTAAGTCTTTATTTTTGCCTGTATCTCCAGTACCTGCACCTGCACCAACATTCTGAGCCAAAGCAACAGTTCTAGGTGCGGCTTGAGCAATAGCAGTGGGAGTAGCAGAAATAATAGATTTCTGCATAGCACCTGGCAACACCAAGTTTGTAGGATCTAAAAAACCAGTAGCTACGCCACCAACAAGCAGACCTGGGCGTTCTGTGGCAACCTTATATGTGCCTTTCAGAATGTCACTGATAGACTGAGTAGGTGCGGAAACAGGTTGTGGTTTATTGCGATCAATGCCAAGGTATTCATCAGAGAAACCAAGAGAACTCAAGCCACCCTTGATGCCTCTAGCCATCAAATCGGCAGTACCAAAAATCAACTGTCCACCAGTAGTCTTGCCACGCAAAACATCCATTGGGTTGAAGCTTGCCTGTACATCTTGGAAAAACTGACCACTTGAAGCTTTAGGTGGTGTTTGTTGTTTTGTACTAGACAAGGGAACAAAATCGTCAGCGGCTACAACTTGAGGAGTCGCTTTAGTTGTTGCTTCTTGTCCGAAAGGAACGAAATCATCATCACTTGTAGATTTAGCCATATAGTTTTGAACCTTTTGTACATAATTTTGAGTCTCTTTGAATGGAGGAACACCACCATGCTTTTCAACATTGCCAGGACCAGCGTTGTATGCAGCGGCAACCAAAACAGGATCTTCAAATCTTTGTGATAGTTGACCAAGATACTTAACGCCACCTCGGATGTTATCTTTCCAATCCATTCGGTTGACACCAAGATCTTTAGCAGTAGAACTCATCAACTGCATAGGTCCATAAGCACGATCATTGAACCTTGTTTTAGGTCCTATAGCGTTAAATGCACCACCAGACTCAGCTTCAACAATACCACGGACTAACGAAAGAGGAACACCTTGGCGTTCTGCCTCTTGAGCAGCAAAAGCAAAGATTTCGTCTTTAGTTGCCATTATTGACCTACTGTATATGTAGAGCCATCAGGCTTCTTAATCAGAATTGCACCAGTTGATTTACTACGACCTGCTGTAAAACCAGATGGCAGTACAGGAGTACCTTGAGCGCCACCTTGTTGCCAAGCTTTAATTTGTTCAGTCAAGAATTGGTTAACTTTAGGATGGTTATACAAGCGAGGATTTTCAGGAGAGTTAGCCCATGCCGTATAGACAGACTTAGGATCACCAGTGTATGCATCAATGAATCTCTGACGAGCATCATCTTTGTCTGCGGCAGCAATCTCCAAAGCAGAAACATACTTTGTAACAAACTTAGGATCTGTTACACCAGTAGTTGCTCTGTCAACAATACCACCTTCAAATGCGTTGGCGTTACCTTTAATGTTGCTCAAACCCTTCAAAACACCTTCAGAGCGTGTCTTGTTCAGCAAGTTAACATTACCAACAAAAGAGTCAAACTTGTCGCCAACACCAGGTATTGCTCTCAAATAAGAAGCACCAGTTGCAAACCACTCAGTTGTTTTGTTTGGATCTAGTTGTTCAGCAGCGTTGTACAAGAATTCAGCAGAAGTCTTACGATCTCCAACTGTCATTGCGGCATCTAGTGATGTCTTGGTGAACTCGTTATAACGATCAGAAGTTGCACGATTTACAGCTTCTTGTGCAGGAGAAATCTTAGCTACTGCACCTGAAACTCCACCAACAGGGGTAGTTCCTGTAGCACCACCTTGAGGAGGTTGTGTCAATAAAGAAGAGCGTGGAACATAGTAAGTTTTACCATCAGCACCAACCACTTGTTCAACTTGACCTGTAGCTTGACCACGAGCTTTAGCGCCTTCAATAGCCTCAACACTTCCAACAGCTCCTGGAATAGCTTGTTGAATAAATCCACCACCTTGAACAGGTACAAGCATAGTATTCGTAGATATTTCTGGTGGCTTAGTCATCAACTGAGACATCATGTAGTTCTGCACTGGGTTGGCAGCATACTGTCCTGTAGCAGTGTTGTATTGCGTCTGGATGCCATCTTTAGTAGTAGGCAAAGCACCAACAATACGACCACTTGCATCAACACGCAAATCACCTTGGAACTTAGGTTGCATGGCAGCTAAAGTTTCACGAATCTGTGGTTGTGCAGGATTGCCAGACAAGCGCAAAGAATCAAGTAAAGCTTGTTGGTAATCAATAGGTGCAGACAAAATATCTTTTTGCATCTGACCTGCGGCTACTGTAGGACCTTTTCCTGTAGTGCCCAATGCTCTTTGACCTGCTTGCATTGGCGTAGGAGCGTATCTTTCCATGAAGCTTGATACCTCACCACGCTGACGAGTTTTCTCGTTCATTTCAGCAATAGCTTTCTGACCAGCCAAGTACTGATCTGGTACAGATAAAGCAGACCTTAAACCCATTGAAGGATCATTGCTCAACAAAGAGCCAAGCAAGAACTGAGTTGTAGCTTGCTTTTGCAAACTTTCCTTCTCAGTGTCACTTAACCCAGTAAGTGCAGCATCAGATAGCAAGCCAAAATTGAAAGCCATATAAACTCCTTAAATACCCAATGCACCAAGCAAACCTTGGCGTGAACCAGAAGTTGTTTGCATTCCAGAACCGCCACCAATGTTGAGTCCCAACGCCTGATTGACAATTTGTTGTTGTTCCAAAGGCAAGTTGCGGATTGCATCCAACTGCTGTTGTGTGTACTGCTGTTGGAACTGACCCAAGTTTGACAAATTCTGAGCGCCTTGGAAACCCATTTGTTGAGCATTCTGAGCAATATTTGCCATCTGACCTGCGGCAGCTAAGTTTTGCTGATTGCCTGTCAAACCTGCTTGTTGGTTAGCCAAGTTAGCTTGCAAGAAGTTCTGCTGATTAGCCAAACCTGCTTGCTGATACAAACCTGCTTGTTGAGCATTAGCCGCATTGATTGCCGCTTGATTAGCCAAACCTGCCTGATTAAATGCAGAAGCACCAAACTGACCTGCTTGGTTAAAAGCTTGTTGATTAGCCAAGTTAATAGCTTGCTGATTAGCGGCATTAAACTGACCCATCTGGTTCTGGGCGGCAGCATTCTGTAGTGCGGCTTGGTTAGCGGCAGTAGCACCAAATTGTCCTGCTTGATTCAAAGCACCAACATTAGCAAGTCCTGCTTGTTGCAGATTCTCAGCATTAAATTGTTGACCTTGATTCAATGCGGCTTGATTTGCCAAAGCCGCAGCGTTTGTAGCGCCAGCACCGAACTGAGCGGCAGCATTTTGAGCGGCAGCATTTGTTAATCCTGCTTGCTGTAAATTAGCCGCATTGAACTGAGCTAATTGATTCTGAGCGGCAGCGTTCTGAGCGGCAATCGTATTCTCAGCACCAACATTAAACTGTGCAGCTTGGTTGGCAGCCGCCTGAGTTGACAGACCTGCTTGCTGAAGTTGTTGGGCATTGAACTGAGCCATTTGGTTTTGTGCCGCTTGGTTTGCCAAGTCTGAAACATTACCTGCTTGAGCGCCAAACTGAGCCGCTTGATTAGCCGCAGCTTGTGAAGCCAATCCTGCTTGTTGGAGGTTACCAACATTGAATTGAGCCATCTGATTAAGAGCCTGTTGGTTAGCCAAATTAGCTTGCTGTTGAGCTTGCAAATTAGCTTGACCAGTAGTGACATCCACACCTTGATTAGCCAGTGCAGCACG